GAACTAATGTTCGACGGCTTGTAACGATATTCAGCGTAGCGTTCCTGGTAACCGAAGACCTCTTCGTCGGAATCTGTACCGGTAGCATAAATTTCCTTTCGAGGAATAGTCTGTTCACCAATATGCGAGAGAGCAGGCCAATAGAAGTCGAATCGCGATCGACGAGACCACATACGGTTAAGACCTTGTTGATAAGTTAGATCGGCGCGAACAGAGACAACACCAATAATGATGCAATGCTCAGTAAAGCTAGTGGTAAAACCATGATTGCTAAGAGAAACCGTGCCCATAGCGGCCAGGTTGCCCTGGGGCGAATTGGCGTCTGTTTGAGAGGTTTGTGGAATAGGTGCGATATTGACAGGGGTTGATCCTCCTCCGAGGAATTCAGGTCGTTGAAGTCGCGCATCTGGGGAAGTCACTCCGAAGTGAGCACGGATAATTTCCGTGTAACGAGTACCGCCACGGGCATCACGTTCAAAGATTTTTTGAACCTGGAATGCCTGGCGAAGAGAATTGATAGTTGCAGCAGTAGCCTGGGTAAGGTCGGCATAAATGCCAGGGAAACCAGGATTGTCAGGGTCCTCCTGGGCACGGAATTGATAAGCGACAGATGAATCGGAAAGCAAGGACCACTTGTTATACGAAGTGGGACCAGAGGCACCGGTTTCATAGACATTGGCAGCACCGGTTTGCCAGATTTGATTATCTTTGCCAAGGCCAAGAACAGGCGCGTTACCACCCAGAGGAATGGTTACACCAGGTCCTTTTTGAGGCCAGGGGAGAGCGGAAGTAAAGTAGTCATGACGTTTGCCTCGATGCTGAAGAACATAATCAGTTGGAACATCAGGGCCGTCACCGCGGGGAACAGGAAGGGAGTCCTGCATATTTTGGTCGCGGTACCACTCGTTCCAAATGAGATTGTAAGCACGAAGAAATAACGCAGAGTGGGACAGTCCAGCGACGCCTGGAGGAATGCCCATATGGTCATAAATAGAGTTAAAGGCATAGCCACCAACGGGCGAAGTAAGTTGGGGCACCAGGAAGTCAGTGGAATCACCAGGATCGCGTTGCTCACCATTAAAACGTTGCCAGTTGTCCCAGACCAGGCGGATCGGAACAGAGAAAAACTGGGTGTCCATGTACATGTTATCCATGATAGGAAAGATAGGCGTAGCGATACGAGCAAAGCCTTGCATATTGACATTAAAGGTATCGCCAGGAAGAGCTTCATCGACCAGGATAGGAATGAGAAGACCAGCGTCAAAGGTAGTCTTATGACCGTGAGAGCGATCGAAAGTAGAGCGGGGAATTTCAGCTTTAGGCACCTGGGAAAAGCTGTGTTTCATAACGGATGGTTGCACACCAGAAGATGCGTTAAACATTATTTTGCCTCTTGATTTTTATATTGCGATGCAGGGCCATGATTAACATGGGAGATGGAAGACAAATGTCCAGTTTCATCGTCAAAGAGACCGATTTGAAAGAGAGAAAAGTCAGTTGGATAATTGTATAAATCATTTCCAACAGTGTTAGCAGCAAGCGCAAAAGCGCGGATAGCAACAGCAGAATTAGGTTGAGGAAATGGGCTCGAGAAGACAGAAACCTTAGAATCGTAGACGGAAAAAATCGGGTGTATCATAAGTTCCTCTTATAGAAATTTGTACGAAGAGTTGTAACCTCCTCGACGGTTTTTAAACGAGATTTAGAGCGGTTGAATTGTTTCTCACGACGTTGTTCAGTCGTGAGATTTTTTTTGCCTGGAACAGGCAAAATCGGTGATGTAGCAGCGGAATTTACCGTGCGTACTTTTTTTATGGCATCGAGCTTATCGGGATCGATCCGTCGGAGAAGTTTGTCGTAATAGCGTGGCGGGCGTTGTTCGATATCTCGGACGACCAGTCGGTCATGTCGATAAATTTGGTCTGCGTATTTGGCGAAAAAACGCGCACCAATCGCAGGTTTGGTCGACATGTTTGCGAACTCGGGAAGACGCCCGTCGTAATGCGCTGACGCAGCATCTCCCGTAATTTTTTTACAGCAATAACGTGCGGTGTAAGCAGCAGTTTCGAAGTTGAGAGTTCCAATGTCGCAGCGGCCGAGTCCCCACAGTTCGTCAAGTAGTGCGCTAGTGTAAGTAGGATGTCCGGACTTAGAGAGTTTAGATTTTCGACGATCTGGGAATTCGTAGCCGAATATGAGGAAGTGATAGTGGGGTCGATCGAAATTCTCACCGTACTCTCCGCAGTAGAAATAACTAATTTTGCGGGGGCTAATTCGGGAACGGAGCCGCTTAATGAATCGTGTTGTATCTGCTGGATCGAGCGATCCACCAGGCGGGAGGTGCTCAGGTGCATACGTAAGGGTAAGAAAGCAGTTTTCTTCATGCATTTTGGCCTCGTTAACGCAACGAACAGCCCAGGATCTGGACTGTTCGAGGCGGCAGCCGATGCACTGGCCGCAGGGGACTTCAGCGGTTGTATCACGGTAGCCCTCATGGGCAGTTAGCGTGAATTTTCCCGCGCGCGTTTTGTAGCCCTTTAAGGGCTTATGACATGGCATGTTTAGAGGCGGATACCGCCGCGCATTGGGTTAGGGCTGAAATTTTTTTTGTGAGAAGTACTCGCAGTTTTTGTGAAGAGACGACGGCTGGACTTGCCAGACATTTTCGATCGTTTAGACATGATTATTTCCTTAGAAAAACAGTTTTAAGAGACTTCAGGATAGGAGTTGAAGCAGTAGCTGTCAACTGGCACAGTTACAACAAGAGAGGAACTGTGCCGAGGCCGATTTAGTCGGCCTTTTTTTCGTCCGGCTTTACGGACGATTTAGAGGGCTCTGGAGGCGTTTCTTGCTTGGGGGTAGGGTTGAGTATTGCCTTAGAGCTTTCAGGGCTCAGAAGGCCCATTTTAGCGGCTTCATGAGCATTTTCTGGGTTATTGAAGAATTCGAGGAATTTGGCGGGATCGTTTGCAAAGCGATCGCGGATAGTAGCAGGGAGGTCGGAGAACATGTTTTTGGCTTCGACAATGCGGTTTTGCATTTCGTGGAATTCGAAGCCGGTTGCATCGCCATATTGTGGCTGATGCTGATTGACGAAATCCAGGAGGCCGGTGCTTATATAACGGGCCATGATTTCGTTGATATCGCAATCCTTTTGTTGGGATTGGTCAGTAACGTCAAGGTCGGGATTGAAGGTGTGTGAGACACGAAGTTTTTTAGAGTAAGGACCGACGATATGAGTGAGTTCGTCGGACTTGGGTTGAAATTTGATATTGGTATTTTGAGTTTGAGAGATAGACATAATTGAAGTACTCCATTGATGAAGAGACGTTGTGTTCCGTCCCAATTTCGTACCGAAATTGAGACGGTTTAGTTAAGGACGGCGACCTTTTGGGATACCAGGAATGATGTTGCGGATTGCGGAAGTGCCGCCTTCAGCGGCTTTTATAGTGCGTTCGATATGACGCATTTTTTCGTCGAGATCAGCCTCGACTTTGGCACTACGAGTAGTTTGATTAGTCTGCGCGGCAGAAGCTCGAGCCGAGTTAGCAGATGCCTGGTGATACTGCTGGAGGGTGACCTCAGTTTTAGCCTTTTCCAGTTCCGTCAGGGTACGAGCCATTTCAGTAGCAGTAGCAGCTTGAACCTGGCCGGACTGATGGGCCTTGAGGTCAGTATCTTGAAAGTAGTTGTGTTGTTGCTCCTTCGCAGTTTTTTCCTGCTGGGTAGTGAGTTTTTCATTCGCTCGCATGTTCTCGAGCTCCTGTTTGACTCGAGAAGCCTCTCGAGCAGAATTAACAGCAGGTGATATGGCGTCCTCCTGGGCGCCAAGACTAGACCCACCGGACGCTTTCGCGCCGGACCCACCAGTGGCAGAAAGCACAGGATTGAGACCAGCTGCACGCATGTCCTGGACTTGGTATTGGTGGGCATTTTGGGCGTTTTCACGTTGCCATTCGCGATCAATCTCAGCCTGTTTAGCATTAGAACGATTAGACATCATGCCGCCCAGGAGAGAAGCGCCGCCGGCGATCGCAGCGGTTATCCAACCGCCTTGATATTTGCGAAGATTAAATTTGAATGAGCGTTTCATTTTTAGAAGTGATCCATGAGACCAGGAACGCCAAAGAGCGGCATAGGTCGAGCACATTTCATTCGGAAGTAAGAATCGAATAAAAAGTGCGGTTCAGAAGGGATCGCGATGACGCGATCGACAGGAGGATTTTCGATGATGAATTCAGGACCTAACACAGGAGCAGAAGCGAACTCCTGGGCGAGATGCCAGGCATCGAGGGATTGAGGAGCGGAGCTACGGAAAATAGAACTAATGTTCGACGGCTTGTAACGATATTCAGC